TCTGGGTGCAGCAGACCGGTTTCACCAATGCCGCGAGTGTGGTGGCCGAAGGGCAGGCCAAGCCGTATTCGGATATCAGATTCGATATCAAGATCACCGCCGTTTCCACCCTGGCGCATATGTTCAAGGCGGCAAAACAGATCCTCGATGACTTCTCCCAACTGCAATCCACCATCGATGTGGAAATGCGCTACGGCCTCAAATATGTAGAAGAGGAAGAGGTGTTGTTTGGCGACGGTACTGGCGTTCACCTGAAGGGCATTGTGCCGCAAGCGTCAGTGTTCAGCCCGGCCTTTGAAGTAGTCCAGTCATCGGGCATTGATGATCTGCGTTTGGCCATGCTCCAGGCACAGCTGGCGCGGCTGCCTGCCAGCGGCCATGTGTTGCACTTTATCGACTGGGCCAAGATCGAGCTGACCAAGGACACCTTGGGCCGCTACATTCTGGGCAATCCGCTGGGGTTGGCCGGGCCACTGTTGTGGGGCTTGCCGGTGGTCGCCACTGAGGCGCAGGCATTTGAAGGCCGCTTCCTGACCGGTGCTTTCCGCACGGGCGCGCAGCTGTTCGACCGCGAAGACGCCAATGTGGTGATCAGCACCGAAAATGCCGATGACTTTGAGAAAAACCTGATCTCGATTCGTTGCGAAGAACGGGTCGCTCTGGCAGTGAAACGCCCGGAAGCCTTTATCTACGGACCATTTACCGTCCCCACCCCTGAATCTGAAACCCGCAGCAAGTTGAAGGCGGCCTGAGATGAGCGTGATCGATATCGAAGTCGGCATGCAGCATCTTCGCGCCGAAGCCGAGGATCAGTCGCTGGTGCAGCGCTATCTGGATGCGGCGGAAGACAGTGCGATGCAGTATCTGCAGCGACGCTTTTACGTCGACAATGCAGGCCTGGAACAGGCCGTGCTGAATGGCACGGCGGGGCGCGATCCGATGCTGATTACGCCGTCGATTCTCGCGGCCTGTTTGCTGATCCTCGGGCACTTCTATGACAACCGTATCGATGTGTTCAGTGAGAGTGGCCGCACTGATTTGCCGACGGGATCGCGCAGTTTGCTTGCGCCGTTTCGAGTAGCGCTGGGTGTGTGATGCGTGCCGGGCGTTTGCGCCATCGGGTGACGCTGCAACGCCTGACCCGTATCCCTGACGATATCGGCGGCTGGTCAGAGGTCTGGCTGGACGTTGGTCAAACCTGGGCCGAGATTCGGCCGGTGTCGGGCAGGGCGTGGATGGCGGCCGCGCAGGAGCAGCGTGAAGTGACCGCCGAAGTGCTGATCCGCCCGCGTCAGGGCATCGAAGCGGGTATGCGTGTGGTGAAAGACGACACCTTGTATCTCATCGAAGCCGCGCTGCTGGATTACACCCGTTGCGAACTCAAGTTGATGTGCAAAACGGTAAGCGCCCATGCCTGATATCTCCCTGGATGTTCTTGGGTTGGGTGAGCTGGAAGCGGACCTTCAACGCCTGTCCAGGTCACTCGCCAACAAGGCAGTGCGTGATGCAGTGATGGCGGGAGCGAAATTGGCTCGGGACAAAACCCGGCAAAGCGCGCCTGTCCGCAGTGGCAAACTGAAAAAGAACATCGTGGTGACCCGGCAGCGTGGCACGCCCGACGCGGCGGTGGCGGATGTCAGCGTAAAACGTCCTGCGGGTAAAAAACGGCAATCCCCCAAACCTGAAACTGCTCCCTACTACTGGCGGTTTCTGGAGTTCGGCACCTCGCAAATGAACGCCAAGCCCTTTCTCCGTCCGGCCTGGGACAACAACCTGCCGCAAATCGAAGACGCGGTGCGCAGCAAGCTGGCGCAGGCCATTGATCAGGCGCTGTTACGGTATTAAGCATGATTGAAGTCGCCATCGCCGCCCACTTGGCATCACTGGCGGGTGGTCATGTGTATCCGCAAATCGCGCCGCCGGACGCACCGTCGCCACGCATCACCTGGACTCTGGTCAGTGGCAGTGCGGGCGTGACGCTCTCGGGTTGGGACGGCTCCACCGATGCCCAGCTGCAAGTCGATGCCTGGGCACTGAGCAAGCGCGAAGCACTGCTGCTGGCCGCGCAGGTTTTTGACGCACTGCTGGGCAGCAGCATCGACTTTTGCGTCAGCGATGCCGGGCGCCTGCCCGATGACTATGAACCCGATACCCGTTTGTTTCGCGTGAGCTGGGAATACACCCTGCAGCCGTAGGAGGCGAAATGGCCACTCAAAACCCGATCAAATCCAAGTTCGTCAAGTCCCAGGGCACGCGGCTCAATGTGTCGACTACCGCCACCCAGGACCCCGGCGATGCTGACCTGGAGTTCGCGGATCTGTCCGTCACCATCAAACAGCCACAGTTTCAGGGCGGCCAGTCGGATGAAATCGAAACCACCACCCTGGCCAGCGACGCCAAGGAATTCACCACCGGTTTGGCTGACAACGGCACCTTCAGTATGTCCGGCAACTGGAAAGCCGACGATGCGGCGCAGACCGTGTTGCGCAAGGCCCGGGATGACGGACTGGCCCGTGCTTTTCATGTGACCTTCAAGGACTCGACCACTACCGAGTTTCTCGGGCTGGTTACCCAGTTCACTTGGGATGCGGCGCCCAACAGCACGGTCAACGGCACCTTCAATGTGCGTATCACTGGGTCGGTGAGATTCGGCGTGCCCACGGGAGGCGAATGATGATGCGCGGTAAAACCACATCGACGGGCATTCGCGGCAAGATTCTCGACCCGCTGCGCAACTTCAAACATGAGGTGATGGAGGTACCGGAATGGGACTCGGCCAAGGTTATCGTCCGTGCGCTGAGTGCCGGTGACTGGCTGGAATACCGTCGCCGTGCCCTGCAGCAGGTGGATGCAGCGCGCATAGCCGCTGGGCTGAGCCCGCAGGCGGAAGAGGGGCAAGATGAAACGGCACTCGATATTTTCAGCACGCCGCTGTATGCCTTCGTTCTGGCCCGCACCCTGTTGGAGCCGCCGGGGCAGCGGATTTTCACGGATGACGATGTTCCTGAGCTGACCGAAGCCTATAGCCCGGTCCATGACCGTCTGGTGGCCAGGGCGCTGGAGTTGAGTGGCGTTGCTCTGGAAACCGACCCGGTGGACACGGCGGGAAACGGCTAAAGGAGGAACCGGGGTTGGTGTTTCTGCTGACCCTGGCCCTCCGTTTGGGCAAAACACTTCAGGAAATATGTAACCAGTTATCTGCCGAGGAGTTGTTTCTCTGGCAAGCCTACGACCGCGAGTCCCCACTAAGTGATCAGCGCGCTGACGTGCTGGCGGCCATCACCGCAGCCGCTTCATTTCAGGCTCAAGGAGCGAAAGTCAGCGCACTGGATCTACTTCCCAAATGGCAACCCGAGCCGCAGGAGGTCGATGAGCAGGACGACGGTGAAGAAATGCTCAGGAAATTTCTGTCGGATCGGGCTGACTTACAGTCGTGAAAGGGAGTGGTAGGTTTTGCGCTTTAGCTTCTGGAGCATAAAAGTGCGACCTATTTACAGAAGAGCGCTGATAGCCTTGGTTGTCGTTCTGAGTATCGGATTGCTGGTCGCGCTGTTCAGCTATTACCGCTTTGGCAGCAATCCCCGCCTGGCCTATGGATTGTTCGAGAACTGCGAAGCGGCGGTATTGAAGCTGGTTAAAAACCCCGACGATGTGATCCTGCTCAGGGCGCGCATCTTCCCCGAAGGGCTTGAAACCTTGCCTGTGGCTGATACCACCGCACTGGAAGTGCGTACGCGCTACAAAACCATTGTTGAGCGGGGCCAGGGCAGGTTTTTTTACCCGGCCATCAAGCTCGCGTTCAGGGCTACCAATGACAAGGGGGCGCCACAGAATGAAGAGGTGACCTGCCAGTACGGTGGGGTCAAGTACAAGGACGGTACGGTGTTAAGCATGCGCCTGATGTATGTCGACCTCGGACCCGCCTCAGTCAAAAATCCGTTTGTGTACAGGGAAGATGGCTATCAGGGCTGGGTTAGTCAGGGGATTGAGGAGTGGGTCGAGCTGGATGACATGACCCCGACTGCGCACTGGAAACACTTTCTGGATCGTCGCATCAAAGTGCTTGAGTGGGAGGGGAGTGATGGACAAGAAGTTGTTCAAGCGGCTGGTGAAGAGCATGAAACAGATGGGTGAAATCATTAATGGGCAACGCGCACCTTTGCGTATGAGGCATGTAACGCCGGGGAAAACTCCAAGCACTGACCGGGACTTAAGCCCATCTGATAGCCATTCCTACAGGCACTAGTCCAGCTTGCGCATTCCGGCTGTTTTGGCTGCTTTGCTGTCGAACGTCACGGTGTATTCGCAATCTGCGGCATGGGCACAGCGTTCGATCAGGCAGTCGGCAAAGTCAGCATTAGCCTGAGTAAAGCGTCTGAGGGCCTGCCAGATAACTTCGGCGCGTTCGACTTTCAATTCTTTGGTGCGCAAGAGCGTTTCGATTACAGCGACGATTTCAGCCTTGCTGGCTTTGAAGCAGGACTGCAGTACCCACACCAGCTCAACCACGGACACCATTGCAATAAAGCCGGGGGAGCTGGCTGACAGCGACTCGATCAGCGCTGAAGCCTTCGCGGATTGCACTGGCTCATCCTGTGCCACATAGCGAACCAGCACATTGGTATCCAGGCCGATCATTGTGCACTCGCGCCTTTGGCTTCAATGGCCGCATTCATGTCTTCGATGCTCACAGGCTTCGCAGGTTTGCGGATCATGCCCTTGAGGTCTTTGACTGAGTGCGTAGCAGCCATGATGGTGAATGTGCCGTCGTCCATTTCAATAAACTCGATTCGATCACCCGCATCCAGCCCCATTGATACCCGAACCTTAGATGGAATAGTCACTTGGCCTTTCGACGTGAGGGTCGCTGTGGACATGATATCGGCTCCCGTTTTCGTTGATTTCCTTACGCTAAGGTAAGGAATTGCGGAAGACAAGGGCCGCTTGTCAGAACCCCCAAAAGCTTTACAGGGAGAGCACCCCATGCCCGGCAAAACGCTGCGATCACTGATAGTCAGTGTCTCGGCGCAGACCGGTGCCTATCAACGGGAGATGGCGCGGGCAGGGCGGATGGGGCGTGATTATCTGCGCACTGTTTCCAGCGGCAATCGCGAAGCCTCGGCAGGTTGGCGGGCGCAGGAAGCAGCGATTCGCTCACAGCATCAGGCCCTGGGATCACTGACCGGCGCGGTCGGCGGTTATGTGAGAGCCATGGCCGGGGCGTTGGCGGTCGGCAATCTGATCGGCATTGCCGATGAATGGGGGCAGATCGCGTCAAGGCTGAAACTGGCCACCCGTTCGCAAGATGGCTTTGTAGAAGCGCAAACCCGGCTGATGGATATAGGCCGTTTGACCTTCAAGGCTTACTCGGAAAACGCCGAGCTGTTTATCCGCACGGTCGCCGTGTTGCGCGAATTTGGCGGTACGGCTGAAGACGCACTGAACATGACCGAGGCTCTGTCGCTCGGCTTGGCCGTTAGCGGAACGAAGGCCCAGGCCACTGCGTCGGTGATCGATCAGGTCAGCAAGTCCCTGCAAAACGGCAAGCTGCAGGGCGACGGTTTCAATGTCGTAGTCACCCAGGCCCCGCGTTTGCTCCAGGCTTTGCAGGATGCCCTGGGCAAAAGCCGCGCCGATCTTCAGCGCATGGCCAGTGACGGCCAGCTCACGGTGGATGTGGTCGCCAAAGGCTGGATCAGCCAGATCGGCTTGATGCGTCAGGAAACCGAGGGCATGGCCACGTCCGTGGCGGATGCCGGTTTGCGGTTGCGCGATGCTTTCGCCCAGTACATTGGTACCGCTGACAACGGCGCCCAAGTCACCGCCCGATTGGCCCAGGCGATCAATCTGGTTGCCGATAATCTGGGTACGTTTTCGGCCGTTGCCATTGGCGCAGGACTCGGTTTGATCGCCAAGGCTGCCGCGCAAAATATCAAAGCCCTGTATGGGCAGGTCGCAGCTTCCCGTCTGGCGTATTCCGCCGAATTGGGACGTGCCCGTGGCGCACTGGACACGGCCTTGCTGGTGCAGCGTTCGACCCAGGCCGAGCTGATCCTGGCTGAGCGGCGTTTGGCGGCCGTGACCTCGGCTCAACATCTAAGCCGCGCTACTCATGCACTCACCGCCGCCAAGCTGGCGGATTATCAAGCCACCCGTGCGGCAACGGCTGCTCAAACCGCGGTTACAGCAGCGTCCTCTTTGAGTGCTCGGGTCCTGTCCGGTGTGGGCGCTACTCTGGGAGGGCCTGTAGGGCTGGCGTTGCTGGTGGGCACCACGGCTGCCAGCTTTTTGTTGTTCAGTGAAAATGCCGATAAAGCAGGAGCCTCGGCCTATGACCTGCAACGGCCCCTGTCCGAGCTGCGTAAAGAATGGGAAGCCCTGAGCAATGCTCAGCGCCGTCCCATTCTCAAGCAATTGCTGGATCAGCAGGCGGAGGCCAAACGGCAGGCCGATCAGGCATTGCGGGATATACAGCAACGGGCGCAGTTGCTGGATAAATGGGGCGAAAGCTACAGCGCTGGCCCCAATGCCCGGCGTCGTGCAGCACTGGATTTTGGCCGTGATATGGCGGCAGGCCAGGATATTGACCGCGCCACTCAAGCATTGGCTCACGCTATTGGGCCCAGCCAGAAGTTGCGCGATGAAATCGAAGGCTTGGCCGGGGCCTATTCCCGCAGCATGGCAACTGCCGATCAAACCGTCCTGCGTATTGATGCCCTGAGCGGAATTTTGCGTGAAGCGCAGAGTGCGGCCGAAGGCGTCAGTGCCGGTTTGCAAAGTATCAAGCCACCGGATGCTGAACTGACCTCGGCGTGGGAGCGGCGGATATCCAGCCTCACCGAACAGCTCGACCGGCTGCGCGACGACTCGGCGCTGGGCGAGATCAACCGACAGGCCGAGCGCGACAACCTGAATCAAACCGAACAGGGCCGCGCATTACTGGCTCGTGCTCAGGCAGCGGCAAAACTCAAGGATGCAGAACAAGCCGCCATTCGCGCTCGCGAACAGGCCCAGCGTTCAGCCCAACAGGCTGCCGCCGCCGCTTTGCGTGAGGCGCAGCAACTGGAGGATCAGTATCAGCGCACCCTGCAAACCCTGCGTGAGCAACTGAAAACCGATGAGCAGAAAACGGAACTGGCCAAAGTCCGGGCGCAGATCAATCAAGGTGATCTGGCCCGGCTCGATCAGCTCAAGAAAACGGAACTGCAACGCACCGCACTGGCGGTGGATCAACTTAATACCCAGCGCGGCTATCGGGCGCTTCTCAGTGAAATCCAGAAGCAGGAAGACAGTCTGCTGGAGACCAGCCGCAAGCGCTTTGTCGAGCTGGAACGTCTGCGTAAACAGGGTGGTTTGTCCCCTGAGAATTATCAGGCTGGCGCTGCGGCGATTTCCGGAGCCTCGGTCGGCAAGGCGCCCATGTTCTCCGGTCTCGATGCTTCAGTTGGTGGCCCCAGTGCCGAGCTGATGCGCATTGCCGAAGTCGAGCGGGAGTTGCAGCTCTGGCGCGAAAAAGAGCTGGAGCGGCAACAGCAGTTTCTCGACGAAAAGCTGATCAATGAACAGATTTTTCAGGATCGCGTGGCCGAGATCACCCAGCAGAACAACGACCGGCTAAGTGCGATTCAGGATGCCTATCGTTCGGCCACACTCAGCGTGTTTGCCGAACTGACCGGCAATGCCGCCGATATGCTCAAGCAGTTGGCAGGCGAAGGCTCGGCGGCTTACAAGCTGCTGTTTCTGGCCAGCAAGGCAGCGGCCATGGCCCAGGCCATCATCAATACCGAAGTGGCGGCCACCAAGGCGCTGGAGCTGGGGCCTGCTGGCCCGGCCGCCGCAGCTATCGTTCGGGCATTGGGGTATGCCTCGGTGGGCATGATTGCCTCGACCACCCTGGTCGGCATGGCCCACGAAGGGCTGGATAACGTGCCCAAGACCGATACCTGGCTATTGCAGCAGGGCGAGCGGGTAGTGGACGGGCGCACCAATCGTGATCTCAAACAGTTTCTGGCACAGCCCGCCAAGGCGATGGATGCCGCGCAGTCCATGCCATCGATTCAGGTACAGATCAGCGTCGATGCGCGGGGTAATAGCTCGCTGGCGGTTACCACCCAATCTGGCGCCCAGCAATTCGCTCAGCAGATGGGCGAAATGATTGATGCGGCGGTGCGGCAGGTGATCCGTCAGGAACAACGTCAGAACGGCTTGCTGGATGCCACGGGGAGACGCTGATGGACACATTTATCTGGCCCGTGCGCCTTGGCTCATCCGGCCAGATCGAGCAGCGGGTGCAGACCAACGAGTTTGGCGATGGGTATATGCAGGTGATCGGCGTCGGGCTGAATAATCAGGCCGAGTCCTGGGAGGTGTCGGCCACCGGCTATTTCGGTGATGCGCCTGACATTACCCCCGTGCGCGAGTTTCTCGACAGGCACCGAGGCTCGAAATCCTTTCTCTGGGCGCCGCCCGCCGGGAAAGCAGCGCGTTTTCGCGCCACCAGTTACCGGCTCTTGCCCCACGGCAAAGGCATTTACACCCTCAGCTGGACCTTTCAACAAGTGTTCTATCCCTGACAATCATGGCCTTCAACACCGATGTGCAACTGCTTGAACCCGGTGATGCCGTGCGCCTGTACGAAGTCGATGCCACCCACTTGGGCGGCGAGGTGATGCGCTTTCACGGGCACCTTCAGGAGGGCACGATCATCTGGCAGGGGCAGGTGTATGAACCGATCAGCATCGAGGCCAAGGGCTTTGATTTGAACGGCGACGGCCGCCCGGCGTTGCCCACGTTGATGGTCGGCAACTCGATTGCCGGAGTGCGCGGGGCCTTGTCTGCCTTGTGTTTGCATCTGGATGATCTGGCCGGTGCGCGGGTGACGGTGCGCGAGACCTTTCGTCATTATCTGGATGCGGCCAACTTCCCCGACGGCAATGCCCAGGCCAGTGACCAGCAGCGGGTGATGAGCTGGTACATCGAACAGAAAACCGAGGAAGACGAGCAGCAGCTCGAATTCCAGCTTTCCAGCCCTGCGGATTTGCAGGGCATCAAGGTCCCGACCCAGCAGATCACCAGCCTGTGCCGCTGGGCCTGCATGAACCGTTATCGCGGCGAGGCTTGCGGCTATCTGGGCAGCGCGATGTTTGGCAAGGATGATCAACCAACCAATGACCCGGCGCAGGACAGATGCGGCGGCCGCTGGCGCAGTTGCAAGGTGCGGGCTAACACGGCGCGGTTTGGCGGCGCGCCGGGATCGAGCCTGATTGTGCGGAGGTAGTGATGCGCATCAGTCAAAAACTGGAAGCCGAAATTCGTCGGCATGCCGAGCAGACCTTCCCCGCTGAGGCATGCGGGTTATTGATCCGCACAGGCACCGGGCGAATCTATATGCCGTGTCGCAATGCAGCGACCACCGTGGCGGAGCATTTTGTGATCGCTCAGGAGTCATGGTGCGCGGCCGAGGATCAAGGTCAGGTGCTGGCGGTGGTGCATAGTCATCCCAATGGCAGCCCCCGGCCCAGTCAGGCGGATCGGGTCAGTTGTGAGTTGCATGAGCTGCCGTGGGCCATCGTGGCATGGCCGGGCGGGGCGATTCAGTGGTTGGAGCCCAGCGGCTATACCGCGCCCTTGTTGGGCCGCGACTTCGCCCACGGCGTGCTGGATTGCTACACCCTGGTGCGTGACTGGTATGCCCGTGAATGGGATCTGCATTTGCCCGACTACCCACGCCATGACCTGTGGTGGGAAGACAAGAACGGCCCGAGCCTGTACGAGCAGCATTTTGCCGAAGCCGGTTTTGTGCAGGTCGATACTCCGCATCGCGGTGACGCACTGGTGATGATATTGGGTCGTAGCTATCACCCCAACCATGCAGCGATTTATCTGGGCGAAGACGGTTCGCTGTCCAGTGAACCCGCTGCGGCGTTGGGTGGTTCAGGGCCGTTCTTTATCCATCATCTTTACGGTCGCTGCTCGACCCGCGCTGTTTACGGCCCTGAATGGGCCATGCGTACACGCTTGATCCTCAGACATCGGTTGGCCAAGCCATGAAACGCACCGTTCGGCTATATGGCGTTCTCAGGCAGCACTTTGGCCGCGACTTCCCGCTGGAGCTGTCGAGCCCGGCCGAGGGCATCAATGCCCTGTGCTATCTGCTGCCCGGGTTCGAGTGTTTTTTGCGTAATGCGCAAGCGCGTGGATTGGTCTTCAGTGTGTTCGCCGGGCCGCGCAATCTGACCGAGCACGACTTGCTGTTGAATACCGCAGACGACAGCCCGATCCGCATCGTGCCGTTGATTGCCGGCAGCAAAAATGCCGGACTGTTTCAGACCATTCTCGGCATTGCCCTGGTTGCCATCGGCTATTTCAGCTTTGGCACCACGTCGCCGTGGGGCATGGGCTTGATTGCCGCCGGTACCGGCGCAGCGGTGGGCGGGGTGATGCAGATGCTGTCGCCCATCCCCGGTATCGGTGAAGGTCGGGATGAAGAGGGCAACCGTGCCAGCTATGCCTTTGGCGGCGCGACCACCACTGTGGCGCAGGGCAATCCGTGGCCGGTGCTGTACGGCGAACGCGAGATTGGCGGCGCCGTGTTGAGCGGTGGCATCTACGCCCAGGATCAGGTGTGAGTTATGGCACGGCGAGTGGCAGGTGCCAAGGCCGGGAGCCAGAAGCCCCATCGCCCGAGCATCGCCAGCGACAGCACGCCCTCGCTGGCCACCGCCAAGCTGTTGTTTGCCTATAGCTGGGGCGAAATCGTGGGGCCGGTGAACGGCCTGAAATCGATCAAACTGGACGGCACGCCGATTGAAGCGGCGGACGGCACCCTCAACTTTCCGCGCACGCATTGGCAATTCCGGCCCGGCACCCTGCATCAGGAGCGGCTGTCAGGCTTCCCGGAAATCAACAATGAAATCGCCATCGGCGTTGAGCTGCATTCGGACACGCCGTGGGTGCGCTCGGTCAGCACATCACAGATCGATGCCGTGCGCGTGCGCCTGTCGTGGCCGCAACTTCAGGCCCAGGACAGCAACGGCAATATCACCGGCTACCGCATCGAATACGCGGTGGATATCGCAACGGACAATGGCGCTTTTGTGCCGGTGCTGACGGCTTTCGTCGAACGCAAAAACACCACCCGCTACGAACGCTCCCATCGCCTTGAACTGCCCAGCGGCAGCGAATGGCTGATACGCATCCGCCGCCTGACGCCCAACCAGAACAACAGCCTGATTGCCGATGTGATGCGCATTGAAGCCTTCACTGAAGTGATCGATGCCGAGCTGACCTACCCGCTGACTGCCGTGGGCGGTATCGAGTTTGATGCCGAACAGTTCAGCAATGTACCGAAGGTCTCGGCGGTGATGCGCGGCCGCATCCTGCAAGTGCCGAGCAATTACGACCCGGAAACCCGCACCTATATGGGCATCTGGGATGGCAGCTTCAAACTCGCCTACAGCAACAACCCGGCCTGGGTCTGGTATGACCTGGTGCTGCATCCTTACTACGGGCTGGGTGAGCGCATCACTGCGGCCATGGTCAATCGCTACGCGCTGTACCGCATCGCCCAGTGGTGCGACCAGATGGTGCCCGATGGCAAGGGCGGGCAGGAGCCGCGTTTCACCTGCAATCTGTATCTGCAAACCCAGCAAGAGGCGTACATCGTGCTGGAGGATATCGCCTCGATCTTTCACGGCATGTCGTATTGGGATGGCAGCCAACTGGTGGTCAACGCCGATATGCCGGAAGACCCGGTCTACAACTTCCATCGCGGCAATATCATCAGCCTCAAGTACCAGGGTATCCGCAAGCGTGACCGCCACTCGCGGGCAATGGTCAGTTGGGATAATCCCGACAACAGTTTCGAGACTGAACAGGAACCGGTGTTCGATGAGGCATCCATCGCCAAATTCGGCGTGCAGGACTTGCCCATCGGCGCGGTAGGCTGTACCAGTCGCGGACAAGCCCAGCGCGCCGGTTTGTTCGCCCTGATCAGCGAGAAAACCCAGACCCGCCCGGCAACCATACGTGTCGGGTTGGACGGGCAGATCCCGCGTCCGGGGCAATTGATCCGCTTCAGTGATGAACTGCTGGCGGGGCGCGCCAATGGTGGACGTATCAGTCAGGCATCTGGGCGGATAATTACTCTGGACCGTGATATCGAGATCAGTCCGGGTATGCGCCTGATCTGCAACCTGCCCAGTGGTGTGTCCGAGACTCGCGAAGTCTCCCGCGTCGAAGGCCGCAAGGTCACGGTCGCCGTGTCATACAGCGAACCCCTGCACGCCGAGTGTGGCTGGGTGCTGGAGGCGGATGATCTGGCCACCCTGCAATTCAAGGTGATGAGCATCACCCGTCCGCAATGGCATCAATACCAGCTCAGCCTATTGCAGCATGAACCGGGTAAATACGATGCCGTCGACCACGGCACCTATATCGACCCACCGCCTATCACGGTCATCCCTCCGGGTATCCAGGCGCCGCCCACGGGCGTGCAGATCAGCCAGCATATTTCCATGGAACAAGGCTTGGCCATTACCACCATGACCATCGCATGGCAGGCGCCCGAACATGCTGTGTCCTACGACGTGGAATGGCGCAAAGGCGCCGGGGACTGGGTGAGGGTGCCGCGTACCGGTGATTTGGGTGTCGATGTGGTGGGGGTGTATTCCGGCCAGTATCTGGCGCGGGTGAGGGCGGTCAATGCCCTGGGTGTTGTGTCGATTCCAGCCAGTTCAGTGCTGACCAGCCTCGAAGGAAAAACCACGCCGCCACC